GGTCTCGCGATCTTTCAGTCGGTGCGGCAGTGCCCCGAGATCTTCTTGGCAAAGCAGCCCAAGGCCACCTCAGGTCTCGCCAGGAGGCTCGACCCGGAGAAGCTCTACATCGCGATGCGGTGGCCTCACGGCGTGACTTATTCCTTCCTTGCACACCACCTCGTCAAAGGTGAGGCTAACGGTAAGTCTGTTCTGCTGCAGCCGGCGGACTGGGGGCCTGCCCTCAGGACCCGTCGCGTGGCTGACCTCTCTCCAGGAGCAATGCGAAAACTGGGTCTCGAGACAGACCAGGTCGCCACGTTCCACATCCCTGAGCCAGGAGACCAGCCGTTCGTCGACGAGTCTCCAGAATTAAAAGATGATCCAGAGGCGGAGGTGTAGTCATGGCGACGCCGAAGTTCCACATCATCGACACCAACCACAACACGACGTCAAAGCTGTCAGCTCTCAAGAGTGCCGGCGTGGACACGCTGATCCGCTACGTCGCGGCGGGCCTGGTCGGCAGGGAGAAGGTGATCAAGCCGGCGGAGGCGCGAGCCATCGCCGAGCACGGCATGAAGCTAGGAACGGTCTACGAGATCGCTGGGAGACCGTCGGGGACGGCGATAGGTCGCCGCGACGGTGAGTTCACGGCGGACTACCTGCCGACCGTCGGCGTCATCGACGGCTGCGCGACGTGGTACACAGTCGACTACGACGCTGACTCGAGCGACTACCCGGGCATCGCCTCAGCCTGCAGAGCCTTCAAGAAAGCTCTCGAGGGTAGATACAAGATGGGCATCTACTCGTCGGGATACATCGCCGATCGCCTGGTCGAGGACGGCATCCTCGATAGCATCGGTGGGCAGCCCCTGATCTGGCTCACTGACTCTCTCGGCTTCCGGGGCACCAGGGCGTCGATCGCCGGCGGCAGGTACGTGATGATCCAGGGCCTGCCGCGAATCACGACCAGCCTCGACACCGATCCGAACTGGATCAACAACAAGCTGGCTGACTCTAAGATCGACTACATCGGAGTCTGCATCCCTCGGGTCCCTGACGCTCAGGACGTGGAGGGGAGCATCGCCTGGGTCCAGAAGATGCTCAACGACATCGACGAGGCTGACCTCGAGGTCGACGGAATCAACGGCCCGTTCACCATCAGGGCCGTGGAGAAGTTTCAGGAGAGCCACGGCCTCGTCGTCGACGGCATCGTCGGGCCGATCACCAGGGCCGCTCTCAAGAAGGCCGCTAGCGAGTCTCTGCGGAGCGCGTAGAGGCATCAGTCGATGTGATGGGTCACTATGATCAGGAACGCCGCCACGAAGATCAGAGACATCACTGAGAGGGCAATGAGTGAGAGTCTGCTCTGGCGATGCGACAGCTCCCCTTCGGATATCACCGCCGCGTCCTTGACCTCGTCGCACACGAGGCATCGGCCAGCGAAGGTGGCAGTGTTGTTCTTGCAACTCTTGCATCGCGTGAAGTACCTGGAGCTGTAGGAGTTCATCATCGCTCTGGCTCTATGGTGAGATAGTTGTGCCTCCACTTCCCTGGCTCGTACTCGTCTAGCCACCGCGACACCACGCGGCGCGGCTCTATCCTGAATGCCCTCGCCACGACTGGCATCACCGTCATCTTGTCGATCACAGCTCCGTACGGGGCGTCGTCGAGAGTGACTGCCACGTGGCGGTAGATTCTCTCCCCCCTCTCCTCGAACGCGACGGCCACGCGGTGGCCGTCACCGATCACGACCTCCTGACTAGGGGGATGGACCCAGCCGGGGCGGCGGTCCTTGTGGTAGATCACTTCCTCGTCCCTCGGGATGTGGTCAGCGCAGCACCGCTTGAGCTCAGCCTTGCTCACTGGGTTGTCCCGAGCGGTGGCGATCTTCTCGTCGATGATCTTCTGGACTTCCTCGTTGATGATGCCGTACCTCACACGAACCTCCTCGGCGGCAGCGGGATCTTCTTTGACCACGGCCGCCACAGGTGCAGGCAGAACGGGTGGTTGTTGACGTGGTCCTTCGACGGCACGTGGAGCTGCATGGCCACCTCGTCGTCACCGAAGAATATCCTGTGCACGGCCGACATCTCTAGCCACGTCGGGCACCTCTCGTCGAGTCTGACGCTGACGTGGTCCCACCCACCCTCGGATGCGGCGAGAATTGTCAACTTGACGGTGCTTCCGTCCGTCTTCACGACAGGGACAGAGAATGCTCCGTTACATCGCAAGTCCATACCGTCAGCGTCCGTCACCCCCATGAGCCTCATCACAGCGTCTGGCAGCTTCACCCTCCAGCGGTCGATCTGCGGGTCGGTCAGGTCACGCATCGCCGCTTGACCCTGTGCGACATGATCCCCATGAGCTGCTTCTTCCAGCGAGGGATCTTCCTCTGCCTGGCTGAGATCGTCCTCATCCCCTTGCCGTTCCCTGGGTAGTTGTGCGTGTAGTGGCCGACATTCTGAGTATTCTTGGTCATCTCATAGATGTGGTCAAACTCGTCTATCGTCTCACGGTCCGTCATCAGTGCCTCGTCTGGCTGCCCTGGTCGATGGCGTTGAAGTGCAGCTTGCCGAGCTTGACCTTGCCTGTCTTTGGCCTGATGATCTTCCGCTCAGCTAGCATCTGAGCCTTGTCGCCGACGCCGACGAATATGATGACCTCGCGGCGGTCGGGGTGATTCCTCGCTGATATGTTCGCGATGTCCTCACTGATCTTAGCCTCGACGATCCAGGCTTCATCGACAAGGATGTAGTACTCGGCCTTGAGGTCTCTGACCATCTTGCTGATGATCCTGACAGCGGTGTCCTTGTCCTCATGCGGCGACGGGATGACGCCGATGCCGTCGGGCTGATGGATGAAGAACAGAGGCCGCATTACACCAAACCTGACGAAGAGCCTACCAGCGAGCTCTGACGCCGCCTCTATGGCCTCGCGCATGCTAACCATTCTGCGTCTCCCTGAGCCTGTCTGAGTCTACCATCATACCAGGAACCATCTGCATGACTTTCTCCCGGAAGACCGCCATGAGCGCGTTGCGGTTCTCCACCCCCACCCTGGTAGGATTGTCACCTCTCTCTGCCTCGCCGTCTCGGTGACTAGCTACCCACGAGGCCACGAGGAACGACAGGATCGCCATCTGAGAGACTGAGTCCTCGCGGTGGAGGACGGGTCCCACCCTCGAGATGATCTCAGCGACTCTCCTGGCGCTCTCCCTCACCTCTTCCGGGAGATCATCGATCCTCATTCGACCCTCTCAGCTGCTTCTCGTTCAGGATCAGCAAGAGACCGCGACTGTCCTGGACCACGTACCGCAGGGCGTTAGTGTCGAGCTTGTACCCTGAGAACGCGATCCGCCCCTCGTACCAGTAGTCCCCGTCAGTCTTGGAGACGAGGTCTCCGCGGACGAACCGCGCGCTCATCTCCGGCAGAGCTCCGCTCTTAGCTATCTCCTCTTTCTCCTTCCCCCAAGCGACGCACACATCCCACTGGAGGCGGGCGAGCTCTTTCTTCGCCTGCACGCCAGCGGGTGACTCGCGCTCGCGCGAGATGACCATGAGGACCTCGGCGATCTGCCGAGCGATGGCTGACAGCACAGCATCGCTCATTCTGTGCCCTTGGGGAGGAACGGCAGCATGGCGGTCAGCGCACCGATCAGCTGAGTGGCCTCGACGTCAGTGCTGCAGATGCTGTCGATGCGGAGCGCCCTATTGTTGAGCTGGATCTCCATCTTCGATGGCGGCTTCTGCACGGATCTCGGGATGTAAAGATTAGGTCGATCGTCCTTGCGACTAGTCAGTTCGCTCTCGAGAGCAGTGAGCGCCTCAGTCTCGTGCGTCTTCATCACAACCTCCTTAGGGCGGAGATACTCGGGTAGTGGCTGATTGATCTTGGTCATTGGTACCCCCTACCTGAGGATGATACCCCAGAGCAACTTACTTGGATACACCCACGCTGATCAGCTTCTCCCTCTTGAAATTGTTGAGCCACTGCCGGGCGGTCTCTCTGCTCTTCCCCACCGGGAACTTGGCGAGGTACTGGTCGACCGTCAGCCCTCCGCGCATGACCTCGAAGTGAGTCGCTCCCTTCGAGCCGACCTTCCCTGGGTGCTTGCTCACGAGGAGGACGATCTCACCAGGCAAACTCTTAGGTTTTTCCGGTGGGGCAGCAGCGACCTCAGTCGCTGCCACCTCTCCTGACTCGCAGAGCTTCTTTGCCTCCTCCAGGTCCCTCAGAGTCCCGAGGTACTTCGAGCCGCGGTAGACGCAGTAGGCCGGGTCAGCCCTCATCCCGATCTGGTGGACCCGCAGCAAGACGTTGCCGTCCATCATCCGCCACTTCCTCACCTCGACCTGAGTCCACATGGGTCACCCCTTGTTCCACACGATGTAGTTAGCCTTGAGCTCGTTGCCGATCCACAGCATGGCCTTCCTCTGGTCCTTCGGATCGAACTTGGCGAGGTACTCGTCCCTCGTCGGCTCGCCGCGCATGAGCTCGAAGTGCGCGTGAGCGTCCGTTCCCTGCCGGTGAGGGTTGTCCGTCGGCAAGGTCGTGATCTTCCAGTGACCCTGAGCTCGCTCGAACTTGCCATTCTTCTTGGGCGCCTCGGGCTGGATCTTAGCCGCGAGCTCGGTGCACCGCTCCACTCCATCCGACTTGGTCTGAAACTTCGACTTCCTCGGCGGCAACCCGAGCTTCATGGTGAGGACGTTGTATGCGCTCAGCAACTCTTGACCGTTCATCTCTTGGTACTGCATGGTGTTCGCCTTTCCTCTTGATATGTCTTCAATGTAATGGATCAACAAGATTTGTAAACCCCTTGTACAAAATTAATCGTGGCCCTTGGACACCTCGTACGAGTGAGTGACGAACCCCAGGCTGGCGTCGCCACGCTGATGCTTGTGAATCCAGAACCGCTGAGCGCCGCACGTGGTGCAGTGGTCCTCGCTCCAGGTATGCTTGCAGTTTGGCGACCCAGGGTGCCACCGATCCTCCCGCCAGTGGCCGCGGACCTCATGAGCTCTTCGCCTGGCCGCCTTGATCCTGGCGACGAGCCGCCGTGCCTGGACAGTCGGGATGGTGAGCCGCACGACCTGGTGGCTCAAGAATTTCTTGTAAGATCCTCGGGCGATGAACCCCTTGTCGGGCTTGACGTCGACCATCCGCGTCGGCAGGCTGTTGATGGTAGCGAGGAGCGCCCAGGCGTACCGCAGGTCAGACGACATCTGCTCGAGGTACTCGCGAGAGAGGACCTTGGTGACGAAGTTCTCCGTAGCAGCTACCTTGCGGTCGACCCACGGAGCCGGCAGGAGAGTGACCTGCCTGGAGTTGTAGAAGGGGAACCCGGTGAGCCACGACGCTGGTGTGTTCTCCTCGCTGAATCGGCTCATGAGGAGCCTGTCGGACCAGGGGACGATGCCGTCCGTCTCGGTCGACCAGGCCCAGGCGATCGGCCCGATCCCTGGTGTGTCGCTGTCCTCACCGTACCTGTCGAACGTCGTGCTCGAGCACTCGATGCACATGACCGCAGTCTCGACCTGGGGGTGCTGGACCAGGAGCCACCCGCACAGTTTGGGCATGTCGCCCGTCTCAGCGGGGCTTATCCTAGATCCGCGAGAGGCTTTGATCTCGTCCCGTCGTCGCGACCTCTCCCTCATGCTGAACTCGATCCACGTGACTGGGTACGGCAGTCGCGAACTGGTGCGGATCGACTCGAGGAAGCTGGTGATGTCTCTCATCGTCCTGGGGGTGGCAGCTTTGCCGAGGTGCTCAGCCGCTCCAGCGAAGGCGAGGTCTGCCGTCATGGCCGACATCTCGTCGTCGAGCACGAATCGTCGAGCCTCGAGGATGGTCCTTTGGAACCAGCTCGTCTTGTCCCACATCCGGAAAATCTTGGTGTAGGACTCTCGCAGGACCATGTCCATCAGCGTGTCGGGCTTACCCATGTCTATCTCCAGTGGACGGTCGGCCGGCCGTAGGCGTCGATGCCGAAGTAGGGCCGCGTCTGGTACGGGCTCGGCTGAGACGCGCCGCGAGGGTAATAAGGGGGGATGCGGCCGTCCCTCTCGAGAGACGGCATCGGCGGCATCACGATGGGCTGTTGATCTACGCAGGGCCAGTTCGCCTTGAGAGCGAGAAGCACCTGGGTGACTCCGGAATTGCCGCCAATCTCTCGGCGGTTAGTGACGATGTAGCTGGCGACTCTCCTCAGGATCTCAGGAGACGGCACTCGAGGGCTGAGGCAGAACTGACCGTTGGTGTACATGGCGTCGATGATGCCGCCTATGTAGCCGAAGCAGGCCGCCTGCCTGACCTCCTGTGGATCGCCACAGGTGTCCTGCAGGCGGCCGCCCTCGACCATCACAGCTGACGCTGGGAACACCAACCAGAGAACCAGTGCCGCTGTGACAGTCATGAGCTTGAGCATTGATTTGCCTGCTTTGCTAGGGATAGCTACACTTCAGTAGGCTGCGCTGTGCTCGGTTAGGCTGTGCCTGCTTTACTATGCTTTGCTGGACTAGACTTCGCTGAACTTAGCTAAGCTCCACTTCGCTATGCTATGCCTGCTTTGCTAAACTTAGCTCTGCTGCACTCTACTCGGCTGGGCTTCGCTTGGCCTGCTTTGCTAAACTACGCTAGACTTAACTCCGCTGCTCTGTGCTGTGCTTCGCCTGCTTTGCTGAGCTGTACGCAACTGAGCTTTACTCCGCTAGACTGTGCTATGCCTGCTTTGCTACACTAGACTAAACTTCGCTTAACTACGCTAGGTTTCGCTGAACTATGCTGGGCTAGGCCTGCTTTGCTTCACTTCACTCCGATTCGCTATACTTCACTGCGCTACGCTGGGCTTTACTTCGCTAAACTCAGCCTGCTCAGACCGCTGGGCGCTTGTCGTCTCCCTCCTTCCTCCTGCCAGGCTTCAGCTTGACCCTCTTGGCCGCGCTCCACACTGGCTTCAGCTCCTTGATCATATCATACTTGTCCTGGAGGCGCTGAAGCTCCTTCAGCGCGTCCTCGAGCATGATCGTGTACAGGTCCCGCTTGTCGAGGACGTCGTCGACGTCGCGGTAACCGCCGCCGCTGGCCCGATCCGTCGACAGCGAGACGAGCTGCCTGACCTCCGGCCTGTCCTCGTACCTGACGTGGACCGCTATGAGGTTGCGGATCTGGTCGAGGCGGTAGGCGTGGCCTGCTCTGGCGTCGTCCCACTCCAGAGCTCGGTGGATGTTAGACCCAGGGTGACCCTGGGCCCACTCGTGGACCTTCTCGACGTGGAGGACGTCGTCGCGGCCCTTGATCAGCAGCAGCTCATCCCTGATCGACATCGGTCGCCTCCACCCGCCACCTGCCGCGGCCCAGGCCAATCGATGACCTCGAGAGAGGTCGACCTGCCCCGATGCCGACCTGCAGGCCAGCCCTGGCGAGCAGGTTGTAGACATCCTGGGCCTTGAAGAAGTCGTCGTCCCACTGAACTTCGAAAGTTGCCGACCACTTCCTGAACATCGCTCGCGCCGCGATGTCCGTCTGGTTGATGCCGATTCGGACGCGATCAAGCTTCATCTCGGGCTCACCGACGATCTTGATCAGGTCCTCCTCCGACTCAGAGTCGTAGCCCTGGCCGACGATGAAGACGCACATCTTGAACCGCGTCTTCTCGACCTCGGTCAGGCTGCACGCCTCAGCCATAGCAGCCTTGATGGCAGTGGCTGGTATCCCGATCCACCCTTCCTCAGAGTAGTGGATCGAGCTCTGGTACACCCTCTCGAAGTCCTTCGGCGGCTTAGCCTTGCGAGTCTTCTTGACGGCCGACCCAGCCTTCTGAGTCGCGATCATCTTGTCCCGGTTCTCCGAGCTGAACTTGTTCTGCATGTACGGAGAGAGCCCGATGATCGTCACCAGGGCGGTGGCGATCTTCGGTGGTGTGATGACGACCCTGACTTTCTCCTCTTTCTTCACCTTATCTAGCACTGGTCTTCTCCTTTGTAGTTATTGCGGTCCTCTGTACTCCCACGGACCTGTGGGTATGACTGGATCGGCCGGAGGCAGATCTACTAGCGCGCGAGGTGGCTCGACGTCGGAGGTGCAGGCCCAGACGACGCCGCCGACCCACCCGACGGCAGTCCACCCCGCCAGGACGTTGAGCCAGAGGATCGCCAGCTTCTGGCGGTGGCGCCTCACGTAGGCGGTGATCGTCGGGATGAAGTAGATCGCGACGATGACGGTTATGGTGATCATCTCCCTCATGTTAAGCTCTTCCACTGGTCGCTCATCCTGGTGTGCTCGCTAATGGCGTGCTCCGTCATCTCCTCGACGGTGAGCCTCAGCTTCTTCGCGAGGTCATCCTGAGAGCTCGAGCTGATGGCGATCGTCTCCGCTAGGCACACCCTCAAGATCTCAGCCCTGGCGTCCTCGTCCATGTCGCCGAACCACTCGGCGAGCTCGTCGCACTTCGCTTCGATGAAGTCGTCCCTCTCAGTCATGACACCTTCCGCTCCTCGTCTCGCTCCATCTCCCAGATACAGAGCTCCCCGCATGCTAGGAGATCTGCCGCCACCGTAGAGAAGGGCACACCCTGCTCCTTGGCTCGGCCGTTGATCTTCTGGAACAGCTCCTCTGGGATCGTGACAGCGATCCGCCGGCGGCCGTCCCTAGTCGCGTATCCTGTGGCCACGTCAGTCCATCCTGCAGACTTCGAAGCTGCCGTTGGGCTGCTTGATCGCCACCCAGTCATGGAGGTAGACGAGGATCACCTCGTCGCGCAACCTCGCTCGAGCGACCGGGCGGATCGGCGGGTCGCCAGGGTAGAGCAGCGAGTTGTCGCTGCCCAGCCTGAACCCCTCGAACGGGACCCAGCCCCCGCCGTGCTTGTAGTGAGAATCGAGCTGCTCCCTCGCTGGCCGAGGGTCGTCCTCGGACAGCATCGCGAACAGGGGGGAGATATGGCTGACGTGCCTCTTGCCTAGTAAGGTCCACCTCATCGGAGCCTCGACCTCACCCAGTCGTCTAGCGACTTGACGGTCCGGTCATAGTCGGCCTGAGTCAGGTCGCCGCTGAGGAGCTGCCTGTCGAGCCTGTCCATCGCCTTCTCAGCGACGGTCTCGATCATGTCTTCGGTCATGTGATCTTCCTTTCCCTATGCTTGCAATGTAATAGATCGGAGTGATCTGTAAACCCCTTGTACAAAAAAGAGGAGACCTCGCGGTCTCCCCCGATGAAGTTACGCCGCCTCGGCGATCTCCTTCCACTCCTGCTTCGGCAGCTCGATGACCTTGGCGCCGATTTGCTCGAGGTCGGTCGCTCGGTCGTAAGACTCGACGTCCTGAGACATCCGCGTGACCGCGTTGTAGAGACCGAATCTCGACAGCTCTCCGCCCTCGATCAGGTGCTTCAGGACTGACTTGCCCTCGGTCTCGTTGAGGTTGAACTTCACCGAAGCGACCTTGACGACCTTGACGACGTCGTCGGAGACGATGTGGTCCCTGCGGGTCCCCTCGATCTTGTCGGCCAGGGCATCGAACTGGACCCGGTCGAAGATCCCTCGGACGACGTCCTGAACCTTTGACCACAGCGCGGCCTGATCGAGCCGCTTGGTCTTGTCGGAGAGCATCGCGTAGAGCTCGCCCTCGTTGATGGTGTGGCGCTGACCGAGGTGCGCCTTCCGCATCGACCGCTCACCGAACGAGGCAAGGTTCGAGCAGAAGCCGTCGTAGATCCCGCCGCGGACGGACATCGACCCGAGGCCGACCTCGGAGTTGCTGATGGTCACCGCGGGGGAGACGACGCGGACGATCGTGTGGCCGCCGTCGCCGAACCGCGCGCCGTGCTTGGTGAGCTCCCTGGTCACCCTGGGGTCCACGGCCTTGATGTAGAGCTTCTTGTCGGTGACGTCGCAGCTCATCACGTCCAGGCCGAGGTCGTGGATGACGGGCAAGACCGCTTCGGCCAGGTCCTCGTTCTCCATGTCGGGGGAGAACATGTCCGAGAGGAAGGCCCTGCTCGTGCGGTCGAGCGTGCGAGTCATCCGCGGCGCCGGGTACTTCTTGAACCACTCGTTGACGTTGTTAGCGAGCAGCTCAGGGGCCTCGGTGCGCATCTTGTCGTAGTACGCTGCGGGGATGCCCGTGTAGGCGCCGATCTGGCCGTGAGCGACCGAGTTGACGTCGAAGTCGTAGTCGTCGCCGACGTGAAGCCGCAGGTCAGGCGACATGCGCATGTCCTTGGTGCTGGCGACGAGGTCGAGCTTCGCGTTGGCTCGGCGATGGATCTCCTTGACGAGATCAGTGACTGTCTTACCGGATTTCATGAGATTCAGCCTTTCCTGGTTGGTTACAAGGGAGAGTGTAATGACTTGCTAAGATTTGTAAATCACTTTGTGCAAAAAAATTATTCTCTCAGAGTGATGACGGCGCTCATGCTGCCGTCGGGATTACGGACCATGGATCGGCACTCGAGCTCCTCGCTCCGCTCGCCGAGGTCGATCCACCACTGGTCGTACACGGCCGCGCTCTCGAAGTAGACGGCGAAGATCGGTCGGCCGTGAGAGGCGACCCACGCGGCCGCCTCCTCTTCCGTCAGGATGAGCCACTGGTCGATGGTGATCATAACCCTACCTTCCCTGCGCACTCGGGACCGAACCCGGTAGCGATGCTCTCCGGGACCGTCAGGGTCCGGCCGCAGCGGCCACACGAGCCCTCGTGCCATACCTCGAGCTGCTCGGGCATGTTACCCTTCAGGATCTGTGCGTACACCCACCTGAAGGCGACGGCGCCGGGGGCACTCTCGTCGATCTTCGACTTCCGGCCGTGCCGGTACGTGTGGTGGCCGTCGTTGAAGATGTGGCCCATATACCTGTAGTCGGCCTCGTTGTTCGACCCGGTCAGGAGCGACACGAAGAAGATCTTGCCGTCGTCCTTCGCCTGGATGCGGAAGGTGAACCGCGTACCCGTCTTCTTGGATCGGACGGTGACCTTGGCTTTGCCACCGAAGATGAAGCGCCTGGCGGCCTCGGCCGTCTTGAACTCCTGTCGAGGAGCTTCCTCCCCGTCGCGAGGGTCCTGGTCGAGGTGAGCGAAGAGGTCAGTCAGGGTGTGCATGGTAGTTCTCCTGGTTGGTTACAAGAGCAATGTAATGCATTCCAAGATTTTGTATACCCCCTAATACAAAAAAGTGCCCCCGGATCTGCTAGGGAAGGACAGATCCGGGGGCGGCCCGCAGGCACCGGGGCGCGGTTACTGCCTGCGGGAAAGGTCCCAGTCGGCCTGTGCGTTGGCGCGCAGGGTGTCGGCGTCGAACTCGACGGCGTGGTCGGACACGGCGTCCCACACGACCCAGCGGCCTCGCACCTTGCGGGCGGTCCAGTTGCGGTTGCCAGCGGCGAGCAACTCGGCCTCGCGTTGGTTCATCGTGGTCATTGGTTTGCTCCGTCACTCTCGATGATGCTAAGGCGCTTCATCCAATCGCGGTTGAAGTTGACCCAGCGCTGGGCTTCGATGCGGTCACGCGCGACATACTCGACGCGTTCGGTCCAATCGCGCGTTTGCGCATTGTAGGCATATCCTTCGGCCTTGATGGTCATCGTGGTCTCCCTTGGTGGTTCGATCAGCCGTCACCGTCTCGCCGGACTCACTGCAGGCGTTCTATTTGGTCCCGAGCTTGGGACAGCTGGTCGAACCCCCTCGCGGGGGTCCTTAGTTGATGATCGTGATGCCGTTGTGAGCGAGGGCAAAGGGGACGGACTGGCCCTCGCGGTGGATGACGACTGGGACGAAGCGGATGGTGCCGTCCTCCTGGACCTGAGTGGCGATCAGCGTAGTGGCGTCGCCGATCATGGCAGCGAATTTCTCGAGCTTCTGCTTGGCATTCTTCTCAGTAGCGTAGCTGCGGTTCTTAGAGAGATCGAGGTGACGCATGGGGTCAGTTCCTTTTCCTTGTTACAAGAGCAATATAAGGGTTCTTCAAGATTTGTACATCCCCTTGTACATCTTTTTTGTCTCATCCCCTTGTACAAAAAAAGGGGCCCCGAAGCCCCTCTCTTGTCACACCCTAATCACCAGGACATAAGATACTAGCCTGGAAGTCAGCTTCAGTCTCAGTGACTATCGCTTCCCAGGGGATATCGCTTGCTTCAATAAGCTTGATTGTCTCTGCTTCTTCCGCGATCACAAGTTCCTTCGCATCAAGAGCATTAGAAGCGAAACCGAGAAACGTTCCATGAACGCCATGGTAGACAGGTTTTTTAGTCATCACTAGATGCTTTGCAGAGTCTTGACCTTCCTCAGTCAGTTGGTAGGTATCATCGTCGCTCATGTTGCAGTAGAATACCCCGAACGACATCCCACGAATGAAGGCGGCAACTGTGTCGGGGATAGGAACCTCACCAGATGCCCACTGTTTCATGTTTATAGGCTCTGACTCTTCAGATTCCAGTGCGGTCGTCAGCTGCTCCGTGAACCACGGGACAGTGTCGTTGTTGACGAGCCTTCGGAACTCGTCTGGTGTCATTGTCATGATCAACTCCATGTCGGTTATCGACATGTGTATTGTAATCCACGATCGTGATTTGTACACCCCCTATACAAAAAATCTCGGGGCGGCCCTGTATCATAAGACCGCCCCGCCTGCGCGCAGCTAGTTGATGTCGTCAGGTCGCTGCGTCAGGGAACTTGACCCGCCTCAGCCATGCACGATGAGTACCGCATATTCCACACGCCGTCCCAGTCGTAGTACTTCCCCTTGGGGAGCGCTCGGGATTGCGCGTTGCACCGCTGGATCGCTGCCTCGCGAGGTGTAAACTTCACATCGGTGAGGTAGCACTGAGCCAATAATACACACACTTCTAACATAAGACCCCTCCTAAATACCGCGCTAATCTACGGCAGAGAAGTTGTACCACGACGGGGTCCCTCAAGTTAGTGAGTAATCAGTCTCACCCTCCATATATACCAAATTGACACCCGCTTCATGCAAGATCCCGGCACCCCACGTGGCCTCCTGGTGCCACCGGGGATTGTCCGGGATGCCGGGAGAGACCACCGTCACGATCCCCTTAGCGACGATCGACTTGGCGCACTCGCAGCAGGGGTGCATCGTCACGATCAGGGTGCTGCCCACGGTGTCGAACCAGGCGTTGTCGAGGGCGCACCGCTCAGCGTGCTGGGTGTACCGGTACTTGAGCTCTCGGTCGTTCAGCCGCCCAGGCGTGTCCTCGATGCCCGGCGGGGGCCCGTTGTAGCCGACAGCGATGTGCCGGCGGTTCCGCCCGACGATGACCGCCCCAACCTTAGTGCTCGGATCTTTGCTCCACGTAGAGATGTGCCGAGCGAGATTCATGTAGCGCTGAAACCAGTCAGTCATTCGCGTCTCCGTGGTGTGAGGGTCGGCGGCATTGTGACAGGAAAACAACTCCGTAGCCCAGGGGTCCTGCATCCCGCCTTCCGCTGTCCGACTCCCTCACTAGCCGTCACTGAATCCCCCCTGAGCTATCTCTTCAAGATCCACCCGATGTCCGGCGGCACCCAGCCGGGCGGCTTGACGACGTCGAAGCGAGACCCGCGAGTGGATCTAGGGTCGTCGTCCCCGACCGACCGGACCTTCGCCATGTTCGCCCGCCTGATCTCGGCCCACACCCCGTCCATCGGTATGCTCATGAGGTGACCGTGGCCGAGGGCGACCCAGACGATGTCGCCGAGCGCGTCGGCCACCTTCACCATGTCCCTGGCCACGACGGCCTCCCGGAGCTCTCGCATCTCCTCCTCGAGGAACTTGAGCCTGAACTCCATCAGCTCGTCGCTGAGCCAGTGCGCGTCAGTGTCTTCGTGGTAGACGTCGAGGCCGAACTTCTTGTGGAACGCTCCGACGTCATCGAACATCGTCATCAGTTATCTCCTTCAGGTCTGTCTCGAACACGTGCAGCGACGTGCAGTGCATTGCATAACTGCCAGGAGTGATGCTGCACCAGACCTCACTCCTCTCCCGGCACCGGTCGATGATCCACAGCAGCATCCTGACCGCCAGGTAGCAGTCGTCAGAGAAGTGCCTGACCAGGTCGACGGATCGCAGCGGGTACCAGATGTGCGCTCGGCCGTCGCGGACGATGACCTGGTACCCCAGCGAACACATCTTCCTGCCGCCATCACCGAGGCCAGTGTCTTCTGGATGGAAGAGTGGTATCCACGCCTGACGGGTGTATGGTTCCTTCGCTAAGAGGTCCACAAGATTATTCAAGTCCCCGTAGGTCCAGTGTTGACCTCTAAACTCATTACCACCCTCAAGTCTCTTAGGCCACAAACGATCGGCGTAGGTGTGATTAAAACGGGCCGGCCAATCTTGGCCCCACACCTTCTTCATCGGTACCCCAGTTTCCTTCTTCGATTGAAGACAAGAATTAATCGCCATCAGAGTAGATTTCGCCACATCTTGTTTTACTTTAAGATATGGAAGAACTCCAGATAAAATCCATCGAATCTCTAGAATAGCTCCGATGGCCCACTGATGACTCGCATCATTATACTCTGTCCCGTTCAGTACTTGTTGCTGACCACCGACCTCATGGACATCTCCAACTCGAAAGAGACTATGCAAATAGTCAAGAACAAATCGGTTCTTCTGGTAGATTCGAATAACTCCCTGGAAGGATGGTAACTTGTGCCTTTGAAAATAGATTGTGCCCTCCCCATCGATCATACCAGCAAGATATGCCCAGTCCTGAGGAGGGAAACGGGGACCAAGTTCGTCTGTTCCGCGGAACTTATTTGCACTCTGTCCCCACGGCCACCGTTTCCACTCCTCTCCAGGATTAAGACATACCCCGCCGACGCGCTCGAGGAAGTGTCCATCAGCCCAGGACAGGTTGGGGCGGATGTCCTGGCGCCAGTGGTTGAGGTCCTCTATCCCCCCGAGGTCGATCTCGAAGTTGACGTTCCGCAGCTCGCGCGTGTCCAGGTTGGCCTGGACCCCCTGCCACCGCTCCGTCCTGACGGCGACGCCTCGACTCAGCATCGCGATCTTCAGAGCGACGAACGTGTCTCGGAACGTCTTCTCAGTCGATGTGTACATCTTTTTTCTTTCCCTTATCCGTGAGCTGATACCAACCACGGCTAGGCCTGAACACCGTCTTGCTAACATCGACCATGTACGAAGTTGCGGGACCAACTGACCCGTCACTCTTACCGAGCACCGCCATAACGAAGGTTTTGAGCTCCTTGATAGGATATACCTTGCCAGGACGCATAAGTTCAAGCAAGATCTTCTCGATCTTCCTGTGGTGGCCATGCGACTGGTTGGGGCTCCTCGTGCGGTTCGCGTCATTCGCCTCGACCCGCCGACGAGCCTCTTCTATAGACATCACGAATTCGACCATCATAGTTACTCCTTCCGAAACGATAATATTCCGTACCGGATTCGTAGTCGGAAGTAAAATTAATTTTTAACCGTCCGCGTTCTACCGCGTCTGCTGTGCGTCACTTCTTGAAGACTGATATGGTCTGGTAGTAGGGCGGGTGGTAGCCGTGGCGCTGAAAGCAAGTGTTCAAATGCAGAGTCTTCGGGTAGTGCAGCAGGATCGCTGTCCCGACGGGGGTCAAGCCCAGTGCCCTCAGTACATCGCAGTAGCCCTTATGTAAATCGTCTGACTTCCCGCCGCGCCCCTGGTCCTTGATGCCGGTGACGAAGTGGCCACCGGGCGCCAGCGAGTCGACGCAGGTGCCGTAGATAGATCTAATCGTCTCCCAGTACGCTCCGTTCTCCCTCAGGAAGGCGATGTTCGGCAGGCTCCTGTCGTACTTGTAGACCGTCTCTACGCCGTTCCTCTTGTTGAGCGACGGCATGCTCTCGTCGCCCGAGTACGGCGGGTTGTTGACGACGAGCGTAGGTCTGATCTTACTCTTCTTCAAGAGGTCACCGATCTGCCGAGCGTCGCCTATCCGCAGGATCGGCTTCTTCGGTGACAGCTCCACGTGCTTCTTGATGTTGGCGACGATGATGCTCTCGTACTGGAGCTCCATCCCGATGAAGCACCGCCCCTGGGTCATCGCCTCGACGGCCGTGGTGCCAGCGCCCGCCGTCGGGTCGAGAACCCAGTCGCCCGGCTCGGTGTACCGCTGGACGGCCCACCGTGCGATGTGCAGCGGCGTCTTAGCGATATGAGGAGATTTCCCCTCTCCTGATCCACTTTCGCAGGGATCATAATACTTTCGACGCTCGAGACGCGAGTAATAAGATTTATCAGCAGGACGAAGTTCTCCGATAAATCTCTTACAGTATTCGCATCTACAGTGGTAGTCAGTCGGACACTTCTTGATTATGTTAACGACGTCGCCCATGGACATTTGTTAATCCCTCTGTCTTCTTCCAAGCCCGGCTGCTCCGGACGTGCTTAATATAGAGTTGCGTTACACCAAACTTCTTAGCGAGTTGCTTTCGACTGAGCGTCGATGATTTGATCTCTTCCGCCTGACTCTTAGAAATTCTAGCTTTCCAGTGATCTTCTCCATGGAAAGATCGATAACCATTTCTTCCCTTAGAGACGCAATCAGCTATGTTATCCTTCTGTGTCCCTAAAAACAAATGACTAGGTTCGACACACGCAGGCGTATCACACGAGTGCAATACTCGTTTTCCCTTAGGAATAATACCTCTAAATAATAGGAACGATACACGATGTGCCCAGCGGTCACCCGTTATTTGTCTGAATGTTCGTCCGTATCCCCTTGGCTCAAAGATTTTACCTTTCCAGATTAAGCATCCACTACTCAAATCCCGTTCACAAAACGACAAGAAGCGGTCAATGACAGTTTCCTCACGCAACACGACTCAGCTCCTCCTTCAGGCGCTTCATCCAGACGCGCAGGTGGACAGACGCGTCCTTCCGGCGAGCGTTCACGAGCATGGACTTCTTCATCAGTGGGTGCCTGAACCTCATCTCGCCAGTCTTCCTGACGCAGCGGACGTCGCATCCGAGCGAGCTCGCTAGTCTCTCCGCCTCGATCAGCTTCATGTCAGAACTCTATGTCCTTTGGAACGACTTGTACAATTTTTTTCGGCGACCTGTCCACTACTCTTCGCGTCGGCGGTGCAATTTTTTTGTCCACTACTCTCCCGATGCCGTACTTCTCTGTGCGGATCACGCACTGGTCGAACAGCCAGCACGAGCCACACGCTCGCCTCTGGTTAGCGTAGCCGACGTTGGAGCAGTACCACCGCTTCGCGTCGTCGATGTGCTCACTCGGCGGCAGGAGCCTGTAGCCAGACGACGCGAACTCCTCGCCGCGGCAGTGCGCCATGACCTGCCTGGCCGCATACTCGCAGAACTGAACAGGCATCGCCTTCCCCGTCTGCCGCACCAGGTGATTGTTCTTGTCGTGGTCCCACTCGCCTCTCTCGTTCAGGATGGTGCCGTAGAAGATGAAGTCGTCAGGGAACCCCTGGATGCGAGCGCGCTCGCGGATCGTGTACGGCTCGCACCGCAGCGCGTGGATGCAGGCGTTGCCGCCGGTCAGGACGTGCGCCGGGCCGTCCCAGTGGCCCTTCACGAAGCCGATCCTCGTCATCATCTGACCGCGAGCGTCCTCGTACTGGAGGATCTTCCCGCTCTTGACACTCTTGAAGTAATCTCGGACCTCGCCCCACGTGTTCTTCTTCCTGTAGCCGCCGAGGTTCAGCGCGCGGAAGCAGTCGCTCGACATGTCGTGCGGCTCGTGGTTCGGGATGTTAGATCCTCTCCTGGGGGCAGATAAGTCGCCGATCACGTCGGCCACGGTCAGGGACGAGGCGACCTCGCCCGGCCGGAACGCCCAACGCTCCCTCTTCATGGAGCCGATCATGAACATCCGGTTCCGCTGCTTCTGGGGGTTGCCGTAGCCGTAGTTGCTGACCCACTCGGGGAATAGGTCGTAGTCCGGGAGCCGCTCCGCGTACCTCTCCATCGAGAACGCGGCGAACGCCTTCGGCAGGTCGTCCATCACGAAGAACCTCGGCCGCATCCTGCCGACCAGCTCCACGAAGAGGGGAATGTCGCCCGGGTCGAGGCCGCGGTCGGGCCTGCCTGCAGCGGCCGCGGCCTTCTTGTTCGTCCCATCCAGGATGGAGAACCGGCCGCACTCGGGATGGCCTAGAGCGATGTCCGCTCGCATCATCCGCTCGATCTCGTCCATCGACAGGTGGTCAACATTCTCGACGAACTTGGCGCCAGGGAAGTTCTCAGTGAACGTGTTGCGGCCCTGCTCGTCCTTGTAGTGATAGTAGTTGCGCCACTCGACGTTGCCGAGGACATCGAAGCCAGCCGCTCGAGCACCACAGAGCATCGACCCCACGCCGCACGTCAGGCCGATCGCGGTGAACTGCTTCCTCACTTCTTTGGCCACGCTTTCCTCCTGAAGATCTCGATCATCTTGAGCGTGTTCTCGTGCCCGACATGCGCCGTCCGCAGGGGAATCTTGGGGATCTTCGCATCGATGCGGTCGCCGTAGATGTCGCGAAGGATCTTCTTGCCCCTCCGCTTCTCGTACGGCAGGCCGAAGGCTATCTCCGCCACACCCCTGGCCAGGAACGGCGACCTGACCTCGATGGCGTTCCTCATCATCACGCGATCCAGCCGCGGCAGGTGCCAGTTGACGAGCTCGTGGTAGACGTCCGACGCCTGACTGTCGTACCGCTGAGCCCTGCCGTAGCCACCGAAGAGCTCGTCCGCGCCGTCCCCCGTCAGGCACACGGTCTCGAGGACGGCGTCGGACATAGCGATCTGAGGGACCAGTGACCCTAAGTCGATCGGCTCCTGCATGACCCTGACGGCGGTAGATAGGTTGACGCCGCTCGCGTCGCACACGTCGCCGTGGAAGTCGTCTGGCACGTTGTCCTCGCTGCAGCCCTCGACGAAGTAGTGCTTGATCTTCCCGTGCTGCTCAGCCAGGAGCTTCACGATCGAGCTGTCGAGACCGCCGGAGTACAGCATGGCCACGGGCACGTCCGACGACGTGACGCGGAGCTTGACAGCTTCCTCGATGGCTTCTTCTAAGTCGCCGTGGGCTGGCTCCAGCCAGTCAGCGAGCCCGCGGAGGACGAGGCCGTCCTGGTGGATCACGACGTGCTCGCCGGGCACAGTCTTCCTGATCTCCCTGTAGGGCGTCCGCTTCGTGTCCGGGCAGTATCCCCACTTGGCGACCGCCCCGAAGTAGATCTCGTCTGGCGTCGTCGGCCCGAGGAGAGCCACGGCCGCCGGCTCAGACGCGCACGCCCGGACGTCGCCCCTGTAGTACAGCGGCTTCTGCCCCAGGTAGTCGGTGAGCATGTGGAGGTCGCCGGTCTCCTCGTCGATGGCGACGAGAGACCAGAAACCGTCGAAGTCTCGGAAGCAGTTCTTCTTCTCGAACACCTTCCAGGCCTCGACGAGGACTGGCAGGTCCGACTCGTCCGATCCGAACTTGCGGAAGTTCAGGATCTCGCCGACGAAGGCCAGGGTCCACTTACCGTCGACGACGGGCTGGTCGTACTTGGCATCCAGACCGACGATCGGCAGCCTGTGGTGCCCGACGTACCCCCACCTCGACGACGAGCATATGGCGCCTCGAGTGCCGCGGTAGGTCATGGCGCCGAAGGCCTCGACGAACTCGGCGGTCTTCCCAAGCTGAGCGACGACCCCGCACATCAGAGGTACGACGCGACGCGAGCAGCGTAACCACAGATATCTTGCCAGTGGTCGAGATGGTTCGGGTCGCCGCTGAGGATGCGAGCTACCTTGTGGCAGATCATGAGGAGCCCCTCCTTCTGATGGTCAGGCAGGTCGTCCCAATTCTTACCGTCGCGAAGGATGGCCTGGAACTCCTGGCTCTTCTTCGCCACATCTCGGAAGTCGCCGTGGACCATCTGACGGTCCGCGATGACCTCAGTCACCGGCTTCAGCTTCACTATCTGCTTCGACATATCTTCGTCTCCCTGTACAAGCTAGCGAGGAACACCGCGACCTCGCGGCGCAGCACCTTATCATTGTAGTACCGGTTCAGCCCCGACGGGTGGGGAATCTCGAAGTACCGGACGCCGCCGAGGATCGACGGGTTCGTCCCCTTCATGCCGAACAGGTGACTCACCCTCTGGCCCAGCAGGACGACGGTAGATCCTGGCTCGGCGGAACTCTTGATGTCGCGAGCGACCTCGACGGCCTCGACTGACGACCAGCCGCCAGCGCACAGGTTGAGGCGATCGAACGCTGCCGTATACTCCTCGTGCGTCAGCGGCGCGACGGAGTTGATCATGGCCCAGATCCTGTAGCCCGTGCACGACGAGTTCACAGGAGCTAGCGCCTGGGTCCCGGGGTATGGGTTGCTCTCCCCGACGAGCATCGGCTTCGCGGTCATACCTGTTGAATTACCGCAGCCGCGATGTTTTGTAAACCGGGAAGGGTTTACATCTTAGAGGTTGAAAGTACATATGGATGGAGAACTGCGAAAGATATTCCACTCGACGATCCGCCAGGCGATGTGGACTGCCGTGGAGACAGGAACGACGGCCGCGGGGGTCCCGGACTCAGAGTACTGCTTCCCTGGCGGGATCTGCGGGTGGGTGGAGCACAAGAGAACCGAGGGGTGGGCCGTCGCCATCAACCCTCAGCAGGTCGCGTGGATCAGCCGCCGGGTCAGGTACGGCGGCAGGTGCTTCGTCGCCGTGCGGAGGAAACGCGATGAGCTGTGGCTCGTCGCCGGTCAGGACGCCCAGATCCTCTCCGAGGGCGGCCTGAGGGCCACTCGGCCGATCGGCTCATGGTCCGGAGGACCGAGCCGCTGGGACTGGAGAGCGATAGAGAGTGCACTACGGAGTTGATAGAGATGGCAAAGATCGAACTGTCGAAGGACGCTGCGAAGCGCTACAACGAGTCTGAGAAGAAGCTGTTCAGCATCATCAAGTCGAAGCCCGTCTCCACGACGGACATCCTGCCGAAGTTCTTCGGGTCGGACATCCCGGAGCGTGGCCGGACCAGGATCGGGATGATCTACAACGGTCTGGAGACCAAGGCTAAGAGCAACAAGGAGCCGTGGAAGCTGACGAAGACCCCGACGGGCAAGTCCAGGGTCGTCGCCTACGGCGTCGCCTCGAAGTGACTTACCGGCCGCTCCAGCCGCTCTGGTCCCACCAGGTGGCAGGGGCGGCTCAGATCCGAGGGCAACCCGCCTTCGCGCTCCTGATGGAGCAGCGGACCGGCAAGACGCCGCTGCTGCTCCACGACTACTTCAGCGCTCAGAGCCGCGACGAGGTCGACGACTTACTAGTCATCGCGCCAGGCGGCGCGTACCGCACGTGGCTGACCGCGATCGACGAGCACGTCCCGCCCGACGTCCTGAAGAGTACTAAGGTGCTGCTCTGGTCCGCCAGGAGCACGAAGAGATCAGAGATCGAGCAGCTGCTGAGCTATCGCGGCCGCCGCATCTTGATCATCAACTCCGAGGCGATGAGCAATGTCGACCGGGCGAGGGAGCTCGTCATCGAATTTCTCGCCCAGAGGCGCGTGATGGTCGCCGCCGACGAGAGCACGTTCCTGAAGAATCCAAGGGCGAAGCGCGCCAGGTTCCTCGTCGAGGTCGTCGGCCCGCGAGCTTCGCACCGCCGCATCCTGTCGGGCCTGCCGACGCCGAGGTCACCGCTCGACATCTTCATGCAGTTCGCGTTCCTCGACCCGACGATCATCGGGATCAGGAGATACTCCCAGTTCCAGGCGCGGTACGCCGTCACCAAGCAGCTACCGATCCCTGGCAAGTTCGTCCGGATCGTCGTCGGCTACAAGAATTTAGCGGATCTGAGCAAGAGGATAGAGCCGTACTGCTACCGCGTGCTCTTGAGGGACTGCACCGAGCTCCCCGAGTCGACGTACGTCCGCCGAGAGGTGCAGATGACGAAGGAGCAGACCCTGGCCTACGCCAGCATGAAGAAGCACTCGTTCGCTCAGCTCTCTGAGGCCGTCCACGTCACCGCAACGGCCGTCGTCACCCAGATGCTCCGCCTGCACCAGATCCTGATGGGCCACGTCGTCGACGAGGAGGGTGTCAGGCGCGAGATCCCGACTAACCGCGTCGACGCTCTTCTCGAGACCCTCGAGGAGGTCACGGGCAAGGTCGTCGTCTGGTGCAGCTACGACGACGACATCCGCCGCGTCACCGCAGCTCTCGAGAAAGAGTACGGCGAGGGGTCCGTGGCGCGGTTCTGGGGCGGCAACAATGCGACCAGGGAGGACGAGGAGAAGCTGTTCAAGACTGACGACAGGTGCCGCTTCATGGTCGGCACGCCAGCCGCCGGCCGCTTCGGCCGGACCTGGGACGTCGCCGACACCGTGATCTACTACAGCTCGACGCCCGACCTAGAGCACAGGAAGCAGTCCGAGGACCGCGTAAAAAGAGTTGGCAAGACGCGGCCAATATTGTACATTGACCTGATCGTCCCTGGGACCGTCGAGGGGAAGTTCCTGCGAGCCCTCCGCGACAAGCAGAACCTGTCGGACATCATCACTGGAGATGACTACAGTGAGTGGCTGGAGTGAGCTGTACATCTACACGATCATGCGGGGGTGCAGCGACCGCGCCGGGCCGTACACAGTGAAGCGGCAGTCGGTCGGGAAGCTGGGTGTGCGGATAGAGGAGATGTGGGACTTCGACTCTCTCGAGGAGGCGAGGGAGAGCGTCCCCTTCGGCCTCATCTGCTTGCCCAGAGATGAGCGAGACGATCTCATCATAGTGGAGTCATGGATATGAGTGGTGTTGATAGATTTCAAGCGTTGAACGAATTCGAGAGCGCTCTGCGGGCGGCTGTCCGCAGAGATGTAGAAGCGGAGATGACGGAGGAGTGGCAACCACACAAGTTGAAGAAGTGCCACGAGGCGTGGGCTAAGGTCCGAGAGAAGCGCACTATTCTCGAAGAGCTGATCGGGTGAACTATATGGAGTCGCCAAAGTTAGTTCGGTACGACAAGGCTGCGTCAGCTCTCGCGGAGTGCAAGACCGTGGACGAGGTCAAGGACATCCGCGACCAGGCGGTGGCTATGGCTGCCTACGCGCGGATGGCTAAGGATCATCAACTCTTGGAGGACGCCGCCGAGATTCGCCTACGAGCGGAGCGCCGCCTCGGCCAGATGATGGAGCAGCAGCGCGACACGGTAGGGATGGAGAAAGGTGGAGGAGATACGACCGAGCACCGGGTTTCGCCAAAACCCGGTGCTAAACCTACCCTACGACGGGCTGGGATCGACAAGGCGCTGGCCGACAGGGCGAGGAAGGCAGCTGCAGTTACAGACGAGGACTTTGAGGAGAGAGTTGTCCCGACGGCGCGGCGAGTCGCTAGGGCTGCTCCTCAAAGAATTGACAAGCAAGAGGAGAAAGATCAGAGGACGCGAGCACGAGCTAAGTGGCACCAGTCATTCGATGGCCGAGTCAAGCGATTTCTTGAAATCACCAAACAATATAGACAGGAAATAGCAAATACTGAGCACTGCATCGACAAATTCTCCCCCGAAGCGAAGTCTTTCACGATCGCTCAGCTAGATCTGTTAAAGAGCGATATCTCCAATCTGAAGAAGGAACTACAGAGATGAGTAAAGTATCAAAGGCGCTTCCACTCCTGATCAGAGTGACGAAAGAGATGCTCGTCAATGGAACTTTTCCAAGGACAGCAAAAAAAGCTTGGCGAAGAGAAAAAGTTGTGACAGAAATTGGAGCTCGAGCAGCCCTTCATGCTCTATCTCATCCTCCGTTGAGGGGTAATGTCAAAAAAGGTATCTCAGCTACTAGGGGACAACTCGTCCACATATGTCGAGCTATAGACGAAGAATTTAAAAATCACGAACAGCGTAATGAGTTAATTCCGACTCCTTATTACACAATTATTCGCATATCCCCTGACGGGATATATTGCACAAGCGATCCAGGAGATCCAAATCGAGATGTGATGTACCAACAGAATAAAGCTGCAGCAAAAGGTCACATCAAGACAGCAAATGCTCCTCGAAGAGAAGGGGAGATGCAGCTAGATGTCGAGGAAAATCTGATCCCATTCCGACGAGTCATAGAGTAAGATGTTCCCCACCCTGCGAGGGCCGATCGCCTTGGATTGTGAAACTCGAGACCCCGACCTGAGGAGGCTGGGCCCCGGGTACCACAGGCCGGACTGCTACATCTGCGGCGTCGCCGTAGCGACGGAGAGTTTCCGCCACTACTACCCGATCGCTCACGAGACCGGGCCCAACCTGGACAAGGCCAAGGTCCTCTCGTGGCTCAAGAGGCAGCTCAGCGGCAGCCAGCCGAAGATATTCGCTAACGCCTTATACGACCTCGCCTTCCTGGCGAAGGCCGGCGTCGAGGTCCGAGGGCCGATCTATGACATCCAGGTGGCCGAGCCGCTGCTGAACGAGAACAGGTTCACCTACAGCCTCGAGGCGATCGCCAAGAGCTACGGCCTCGAGGGTAAGGTCGACGACGAGCTCGACGCCTGGCTGATCAGCAAGTTCGGTAAGCGCAACCCGAAGAACAACATATGGCGCGCGCCGCCGGACGTCGTCGCTCCCTACGCCATCGGCGACGTGGACCTGCCGATGCGGATCTTCGAGAAGCAGAGACCACTCCTGGAGAAAGAGAACCTGTGGAGCCTGTTCGACCTCGAGTCGCGGCTGCTCCCGATGCTCCTCGACATGCGGATGCGCGGCGTCCGCGTCGACCTGGACCGCGCCGAGGAGGCGCTGAAGAGATTCAGGCGCGCCCTCGCGGTGACCCAGGCGAAGATCGACCGCGTCGCCGGCAGGCCGGTCCAGATCTGGGCGGCCAAGTCGATCGGCGCGGCCTTCGACGAGCTCGGCCTGGAGTACCAGCTGACGCCGAAGACGCAGGCGCCGTCTTTCTCCAAGCTGTTCCTAACCGAGAGCACCCACCCGATCGCCGCGCTGATACTGGAGGCTCGGCGGCTGGACAAGCTGTGCGGGACGTTCCTCGAGGGGACGATCCTGAACGCTCACGTCGACGGCCGAGTCTACACTCAGTTCCACCCCCTGAAGAGCGACGACGGCGGGACTGTGACGGGTAGGCTGAGCTCGACGGGCCCAAACCTGCAGTTTATCCCCGTGCGGACGGACGACGGGAAGATGATCAGGGGCCTCTTCATCCCCGAGCCAGGCTGCCTCTGGTACAAGTTCGACTTCTCGCAGATCGAGTTCAGGCTCCTGGTACACGACGCTACGTGCGCCGGCCTGCCGGGGGCGGCCAAGGTGTGCCAGCAGTTCATCGACGACCCCGACACCGACTACCACGAGGTCGTCTCAAAGATGGCTGGCATCTCTCGGCAGTTCGCCAAGACGATCAACTTCGGCCTGGCCTACGGCGAGGGGATCGTCAAGCTATGCGCTCAGCTTAATCTTACTAAAGAAAAAGGCGAGGAGTTCCTCAGGCAGTATCACGCGAAGGTGCCATTCATGAGGCCGCTCATGAACCTCATGATGAACCAGGCGTCGCGTCAGGGTGAGGTCAAGACGCTGATGCACCGCAAGCGACGATTCGAGATGTGGGTCAAGGACAAGTGGAACCGAGAGACGGGCAAGGTCGAGCCGATCTACACGCCCCACGCTATCCCTGGCAGCAAGCGAGCGTTCTGTCACAAGGCGCTGAACGCCAGGGTGCAGGGGTCGGCCGCCGACGTCCTGAAGAAGGCGATGGTCGACGTGTACGAGTCGGGCGTCCTCAAGGAGCTAGGCGGCGTACCGTCCCTGACCGTCCACGACGAGCTCGACGGCTCGGTGCCCAGGGGTCGGGTCGCGAGTCAGGCGCTCGATCACATGCACCGCACGCTTGAGGGCTGCGTCGAGCTGAAGCTCCCCCTGAAGGTCGACCTGGGAGTCGGGCCGAACTGGGGCGACCTGAGCGACAACGTCGAGCACACGGCGTCGGCCAAGCGCGCCGCCTCGATCGACATGCTGGGAGAGAAGGTGCCGAGGAGGAAGAGGCGATGACGGGTGAAGAAGAGCTCTCCACCATTTCCCAGCAGGCCACCGAGATCGACCTCCTCCGCGCCCGCGTGGCGGAGTTGGAGGAAGAAAGATTGTTAGGCATGAACCTCCCTGCATTTGAGCGCATCGCCTTCAGGGGGTTGGCAGATGAATTGAAGGCCCGCGCCGAGCGCGCCGAGGCAGAGTGCGACGACATCCGAGAACGGTGGCGGGCATGTGCTGTAGTTGCCGACGACGCCAGCGACCGCATCGATGAATTAGAGCACTACCGGCAAGAGGCTCATGAGGCTCTGGAATGCGTGAGCGAAGACCGTTCAGAGCTGACCGCTGAGATCACCCGCCTCCGGGCACGGGGGAAGGTGCTCGTGGAAGCGTTGGAAAAGGTCACGCAAGTGTGCCTTAATACGGAATATTATGATAGCTACATCATTGCCGACGCACGCGCCGCCATCGCCTCCGTTCAGGGAGAGACACCATGAATATGACACGGGAAGAGGCTATAGAGAATATCCGCAGAGCTTATGGGGCGGTAGAGGGAGAGTTCTGTGGCACCCGAGAGAGTGTAAGAGAGCTTCACAAGGAACTTGAGGATGTCATATCCGCCATTGCGCCAGACTCGCAGGCCGCCGAGAAGTCAGTCGTGAGCGACACCAGAGAGACGAGAGTTATTGTCTTGGAAAACAGACGCCTCCACGCCCGCGTGGTGGAGTTGGAGCATGACCTTGAGCATGTCGAGACAGACTTGACCGGCTGCATCGCCCGCGCCGAGCGCGCTGAGGTGCACATTGCGAAGCTGGTGGAGGCGCTGACGAAGATTGCTGGAGAACGTCACGATTTTCATTTCTGCGGATGTCATCTGCATGCCCGCGCCGCCCTCGCCTCTGAGTAGATGATCAACACCATAACTGAGTTGGTCGAGCATGAGAGAATAAAGCAAAAAATAGTTTATAGTGAAGGGGGTAGTGATGTACAAAAACACAGAAAGGAAACTCCCTCATGTCAGTCTTAACTATATCCGGCCTCATCAAGATTCTTCAGAGATATCCTGATCAGGACGCCAGGATCTACCTCGAGATCCCCGGCGGGACGGCGTGGTACCTCGAGCCGGGCCACATCCAGAAGGATGAATTTGGAGAAGTCATAATCGCCGCAGGCGACATCAACGGACCATATTCTCTCGAGGAGAAGCAGATGACTATGCCTATGCGGACCCGAGTTTTTCCTGAAGTTGCCAAGAAGGTCAGAGAGTTCTTTGAGAAAAATTTTCCTAACTTACCTGATCTCGACGAAAAAGTCGAGATAGTGACGGAAATTGTAACTGATCACGAGGACTTATCATGATCCGCGAGGCGCTGCGCGACTACGCGCTGAAGACGAACAAAGAGTTCACACACGACCGGACGAAGACGGTCGGCGCGTCGGAGATCGGCCTGTGCGAGCGGCGCGTGTGGTTCGCCAAGCACACGCCGCGAGCGACGCCGATCCGCGAGACGGGGTCGTGGGGGGCGTCGTTCCGCGGCTCGATGATCGAAGACACGGTGTGGGCGCCGGCCATCAGGGCCACGTACGGCGACAAGGTGCTGTTCATAGGGAAGGACCAGCGGACCCTGACCTCGGGGTACCTGTCCGCCACGCCCGACGGCCTGCTGACTGACACTAACCCCCTGAAAGAGTTCGGTATCTTGCGAGGGAGGGGCAACTGCGTGCTCCTCGAGTCGAAGACTATTGATCCAAGATCAATTCTGCGAGAGGCGAAGGCAGAGAACAGATACCAGGTCCAGGTCCAGATGGGCCTGGTCCGGGAGACGACGAAGTTCAAGCCCAACTACGCGATCATCAGCTACATCAACGCGTCGTTCTGGGACGAGGTAGACGAGTTCATCGAGAAGTTCGACCCGAAGATCTACAAGGTCGCCAAGGAGCGAGCCGAGCGGATCATCACGGCGAAGTCGATGGATGACATGCGGCCCGAGGGCACGTTCACAGGAGGGAGCGAGTGCCAATACTGCCCGTTCAGGAAGCAGTGCTACGAGAGACTCGGCCGCGTGCCTGAGGAAGACAACACGTTGGACAAGCAGTACGTCGCTCAGATCGAGGACCAATGCCGAGAGATCGTGGCGCTCGAGGACCAGATCAAGGCATTAGCAAGTTCCGTCGAGGAGAAGAAGTACGAGCTCAAGGAAGATCTCCGAAAAAAGAATGTCCGCCGCGTGCCCGACGTGGTAACGTGGTCGACGGTCAAGGCGGCCGTTCGCTTTGACAACAAGGCGATCCGCGAGGCGGCTCAGGCTGCCGGAGTGGACGTCGACAGCCTGAAGGTCGTCGGTGAGCCCACCGATCGACTGCAGATACTCGTAGATAGCAAGAGGTAAACAATGGCAAGGGTAAAGCAGGAAGTGGTAGAGAAGAAGAGCCAGCAAGAATTATCCAACCTAGACGAGGTAGCGAACCGGTACGAGCAGTACGGCAACCAGGCCGTAGCCAGGCCGATCACCGGCCGCCTGCTGAAGTTCAGCAAGGGCGACTACCTCGCCGGCCAGGAGAGTGAGGAGATCCCGGTCGGGACCGAGCTCGTCGCCGTCATGGACACGCTCCAGGTCGGTTGGATCAAGTGGGAGGACAACCGGCCCGTCGACCAGGTGTTCGGTTACCTCAGCGATACCAAGTACGTCCCGCTCAAGCGGTCGGAGCTGAGCGACACCGACCAGAGCGAGTGGGAGACCGGCGACGACGGCAAGCCACGCGACCCGTGGCAGTTATCCAATCAACTCATACTGAGGCCAGTCAACTGGACTGGCGACGATGATGATCTCTTCACGTTCGTCGGGTCATCGAGGGGCGTCATGGGCGCCATCGGAGAGCTGTCTAAGGTGTATGCCAAGGAGATGCGGCAGCGGCCCGACGACTGGCCGACCATCAAGCTCGGCGTCGGCGGCTACAACCACTCGAACAAGCAGTTCGGCAGGATCAAGACTCCGGTGCTGGAGGTCACCGGTTGGACGAGCAAGGTCGTCTCACCCCGTGCTCGGCCAAGAAAGGTGGCCGCAAGGTGACCTAACCAAGGGACCGGCCTCGACGGAGGTCGGTCCCGATTTCTAATAGGTGAGTGGTGAGACCTCGCTATCAAGTCTCGATCTGCCGGAACGTTCTAGACAAGTGGCCTCGACAGGTGGATATGACGATCAGCGAGATCGTCGACGTGATCCTGACCACGATGGTGCCGCTTCTCCCGAACGATCCAGATCTCAAGAAATCTAAGCAGCGCCTGCCGCTGCTCAGCCCGAACATCTTCGACGGCAACGGAAAGAAGAAGTCGAACCTCGTCAAGGTGACGGGCATCGGCCTCGATTACGACGACGGGAAGATCTCGTACGACGAGGGGAAGCGCTGGCTAGTCAAGTCTGGCCTGATCGGCCTCATCTACACGACGCCCGGCCACACTGATGGTCACCCTAAGTGGCGGATACTCTTATTCCTGTCGCGACCGTACGACCCAGGCGAGGTCGACTGGTTCCGCCGCGTCTCCAAGTTCTTCCCAAGGATCGAGTTCGACCCGTCGACTGAGACGCAGGCGCGCGGCTTCTTCTGCGGCAGCGTCGAGGGTCGCAGCAGATCGATCTGCCACAAGGTCGAGGAGGGGACCTACCTCGACAACGACGACATCGTGGCCGAGCGCTTCTCTCGATACGGCGAGGAGAACTTCGACCCCGACGAGGCTCTCCGCAAGATGGAAGTCGGGAAGGACGTCAACGCCACGATGCTGCGGTGCGTCGGGTACTACGTCAGCCGAGGCTGGAACGACCTCGACATCGTCGAGAAGCTCGTCGCCGCAGCGCTGGCCATGGACGAGGACTGGGACGCTGACGAGCAGGAGCGAGAGGTCCGCAGCATGATCAGCCGCATGCGGAGTAAAGACGACGAGAAGGTCGTCAACCTCGGCGAGGTGCGGCAGCGCCGTCAGAAGCAGATGCCTCCCGGGGAGGGACCGAGGAGGAGTAAGAAGGCGAGACTCCACGTCGACGTCGCCGAGGCGATCGTCGCTGAGCTAGCGACACGCAGCGAGCGCCTGATGTGGTGGGCAAAGGTGTGGTGCTGGTGCCGCGACGGTGTGTGGAGCATTGACTTCGATGACAAGCACCACGACCCGAAGATAAGGGAGATGATCCGCGAGGCCGTCCAGGCGGCGGGGCACGTCCCCGGCAACCACATCGTCAGCGAGACGATATCGCACCTAGCTGCCCTGACGCTGTCACCCGACGGCCACAAGTGGGACAGCCACGGCCTGACCCCAGTCAGGAACGGTCTCCTCGACCCGAGGACGCGTGAGCTGACCCCCTACGAGCCCGACCACTACGCGACGTACAGGTCTGGCGTCACTTACGACCTGGAAGCGCAGTGCCCGACGTGGGTCAGGATGGTCGACGAGCGATGGCCAGGCGACAGGGACACGCAGCGAGCGTTCCAGGAGGCGTTCGGCCTGCCCCTGCACCGCGACCGCCCGAAGAACTTGAAGAGAGTTCCACTGCTCGTGGGCGACACCAATGCCGGGAAGACGGGCGCCCTGACTGTGTTCGGAGCTCTCTACAAGTCAGAGACCGGGAAGATCATCACCGACAACATCATCCGGATCAACAAGGACCAGTTCGGCCTGCAGAGCTTCGTCACGGACGAGCCCTGGGTGGCCGACGAGGTGTTCGGTTCCAGTGGAAAGTGGGAGGAGTCGGAGAAGGTAAAAAGTCTCATCGACAGCGCCGGGGTCAGCATCGAGCTGAAGAGAAAGGGGTCATTCTCCAAGATCTACCGCGGGGCGATGATGTGGGGCAGCAACGCCATGCCTAGGTTCGCGGAGATGACCCAGGCGGTGTCCTCTCGGTTAGCGATCTTCGAGTGCCACGTCATCTTCGACAGCGACCACCCCACCGGCGTAGCCCTCGAGGTAGGGAGGTATAGAGATCCCCCAGAGAAGGTCGTGGCCGAGGAGCTCAGCGGCGTCCTGAACTGGTCTCTCGACGGGATGGATCGAGCCGTCAAGCGCGGCTACTTCCTCATGACTGAGAAGCTGCGGCAAGCGAGCGAGGCTCTCGAGGATATCTCGAACCCCGTCCGGGCGTTCCTCCGCGACTGCATCGAGTATGACCACAGGACCATGGTCAGGCGGTCCGACGTCTACGCCGCCTACTTCGAGTACTGGCGGAATAACCACGCTGGTAAGCCGATGCCGACGAACCGGTTCTGGGATGCCATGAAGATCGTGTGCGGGGACCTCGTGGCCCTCGACCGCGACTACCTGAAGATGTATGGAGAGGGGCGATTCGCTGCTGGGATCAAGCTCAGCGAGAGTGGCCTCACCGAGTTCGACGCGCACCTTAGCTGGTCCTCTAACAACAATCAGGGAGCCCG